TATAACCCCCTTTCTGTTCGTTAGGTGCTGGTAGATGTAATCCTAAGTCTACTGCTGCCCATGCTCTTATTTCTTCACAAAATTGATTAAATTCTTGTTTGTCTAGTTCTTTAGTTGTTTTTATAATAAATCTTTCTTTTAATACTTCGTGCATTTCGAACTTATGATAGCCAGTATAATCAGCTATAGGTTGTACAAGGCACTTCCAGTAATACTTATTTTGTCTTTCGCTTCTAATCAAATGGTTCATTTACTCCTCTTTCTCCTATTAGTTTTTCTTTTGCACCATCCCAAAGCATATCTCTTTTTTTGCTTAGTGTTGGTTCTGTTCTTATTAGTTTAGGCATACCTTCTGTTGGTTCGCTATCCATATACTTACCACAACTACAAAGTGCTTCTTTTGCTACCCATTTACCTTCCTTATGCACTATAGTTACTTTGCCTAAGTGTTTTTCTTCTTTACCACATTCACATTTATATAGTGCCATTGCTCAATCTATCTAATTCAAACTTTAATACATTAATAGCTTTTTGTATATCTTGCTTTGCTGTGTTGTCTTGTTTTTTTCCAGACCTTAATATATACTGTACTGCTTGTGATGTCCAAGCTCCTAACTCGAAGTCATCTACTATATCTTTTACTGTATATCCATGCACCTTACCTATATAGTATTTAGGCTGTGGTTCTTTCTTGTAATTATTTTCCATTTCTTTTTGGTATTGATGTTCTTTCGTATTGCCTATCACTATGTAATGCACCTATCCTGGTTTCGAACTTTTTCATATTTTCTTTTAATTTTCTTTGGTTTCTTTGTTCTTCTCTGTAATCTAAATACGACACAACAAAACTACCAGCCAACATAAAACCAACTATAATTCCGAATGCTATCCACATATTATTTGTTTTTTTTTAATTTATATATTATATAACTAGCTATTGGTGTACCAAATAAAATTGTAATTAAACTTGGATGTGGTTCGCCACATATTCCTATTATGTGTTTTAGTGCTTCAAGCATATTTTTTATATAATTTTTTTATACCATCAAAACAAGAAGATAGACACGATCCACAATTAGTACCTGTGCTATAGTTAGTCATATATATAGTGTTGTATAGTTCTATCATTTTTGCTTTTACTTCATTATTCTTAGCTCTACCAGTTTTTATATCATCCCAAATATTTAATATTTCATCTATTATTTCTTTTGGTAAATCTTCTGGTGTTTCTATTTCTGTTGTTTTTTGCCAGTATTTTTCTGGACATTCCATTGGTGCTATTCTTGCTTTTACTTTCATAAAACACAAACACCGTTTGCATTGTCCTGTTAATTTAAAATAATATTTACAGTCTTTGCATATTGCTAATCTATCTTCATATACTTCTTGACTTGTAAAAAATCTATTCATCTAATACTTCTTTTAATTTTGTTCTTACTTTGTCTATAGTTATAAAAAGACTATTTCTACTTATCTTTGTTTTTTCTGCTAAACTATCTAGTGTGTTGCCTTCATAATAATATAGCTTGAATACATCACGATCATACCAGTACATTTTGTCCAGCTCTATATCTATCTGTTCTAATTTTTGCCATTGGTATTCATTAACTATTGTTTCTGGTACATTGTATATGTTATTATAAAAGTCATTCATATTTTCTCTTGTACTGTTGCTTGTATTGTATTGTAAATTAGTATAGAATTTTTTATATTTATAGTAAAAAGGACTTCTAGGACTTGTCAAAGCTCTTTTCAATACTACAGCACCATATCTTATTATTCCTTGTTTACCATCTTTTGTATATATATCTTTTAATACTTTAGGATTCATACTTAAAAAATACATCATTAATTCTTGTACAGCGTTTTCTATGTCGTTTTTATCTGTAGTAAGTCCATAGCACATGTCTTTAAATTTATCTGTAAGCTGTGCTATTTCATTATATATATTATTCATTACTTATTTCTAAATTTTCTAACTTAGTAATTACTTCTTGTAATTTTTCATTCATAATAATTTTATAAGCTCTTACAGTTGCTGCATTTTTTTTTGTTTCTATTCCTGCAAGATAACCATTTGTCATTACAGTAATATTTACAGGTAGTATCATTATCCAGTCATACCAATTTGAAGATGTTCTTGACTTACCATAGTTATTGTGGTATTCTATTACAATACTTAAAACATCTAAAAAATTATTGTATTTTGTTTTTGTTGAAATGTCATCTATAAAAGAATCTACCATTATTAAATATTCTTCCAATATTACTTCATGCTGCTTACTTGCGTATATTGGAGTTATCATATTCCAAAGTTAAAAAAATATTTACTCTATTCCTTTTTCTTTTTTTATTTTATTAACAAGGTCTTTGTAATAACTAATTTCATCTTCATAATCTATCCTAGACATTTTGGTTGTTTGTCTGCATTTGTATTGTAATTCTTCTGCTGTGCCTTCGCCATATTTAGCATCTAAATTTAATCCGAACCTATACTGTTCGCCTTGTCCAAAAAGATTGTCTTTAGGTGATTGTGGTTGTACATTTATTTCGCACCATCTTGTAGCTAAGTTTTTTCTGCTCATAAAATGACCAGCATGAATCTGCTTGTAGTGATACACCCTTCCAGATGTAAAACATTGTACCATACCTTCTGCTGTAGCATCTCTTAATCTAATATAAAGGCTGAACCACTTGTCTAGTTCTTTCTTTAGTTTACTTAGTGGCTTCATAGCCTAAGTTATTTAACCACTTATTTTGCATAGTTGTTTTTCTTCCTTTATAAGTTTTACCTCTAAGTTCTACATTTTGTTCTTGTACTTGCCTACGCATTCTGCTTATTGTAGTAGGTGGTGTTAAAGCTCCAGCTGAAAATATGTTTAAAAAATGTTTACGAACACCCCAAGATATACCTAATTTTTCTAGTTCCTTATCCCAAATAATAGCTATAAGTCTGTTGTCGTTATCTCTTAATGATACATTTTCTTTTAGTAATTTTAATACTTTTTCTTTAGTTTTCATGTTTTAATCTGTTAAGTTAATATAAATAATTCTTAGTATAAATAATGTTGCTATGATTGTTTCCATTTTAAAATAGTTTTGTTTGTGAGTGATTTTTTTCTATATTTTCCTTTGCAATGTTAAAGTATTTATTATTAACTTCTATACCTAAAAAGTTTCTTTTTAAATCATTACAAGCTACTCCTGTAGAACCACTTCCCATAAAGCAGTCTAAGACTAAATCATTTTCTATAGTTGTTAGTTCTATTATTCCTTTTAAATACTCTAAGGGCTTTTCAGTTGGGTGTGTTTTGTTTTTTGGTGTATTAAATTTTCTTGTTTTTGAATAATACTGCTTTTTAGAAGGGTTTTGTTTTATATCTAATAAATTTAATGCAGTTCCGTTATCATATATTCTTACGATATATTCTAAATTTTGACTAAACCTGTTCCTATTTAATATTGACAATGGCTTTTCCCAAGTTAAAACTGTAAATTTTTTATTGTTTTTTACTGCCCACATAGTATAGTAAGGTATTAACGTATCATTACAGAATATAAAACAATTCATTTTTTTCATTATTCTTTTGAAATTATTTAATAAAATATTAACTTCATTTTCCCCAAAACTACTCATTTCATTCATCATAAAAGAATCAAATTTAAACATACTACTATTAGCTATTTTACTTGACCCCTCAGTTCCTGCTGTTTTTCCCCCACCTTTATTATGTAAATATGGAGGGTCAGTTAAGATTAGCTTTATTTCGTCTTTTTTTGTTAAAGTTTTCAAATATTCAAAACAATTTTCGTTAATCAATTTCATGCAGTATTTATTTTAAATGTTTTTTAATTAGTTTAATTTTTTCTGAATCTTTTAGCTCTTTGCTTTCTACTATTTCTTTTACTGTATAATATTCGCCATTATAAAAGATGTTATGTAGCTCTTTGTATTCATCTGAGTATTGGTAGTATTTATTCATTTTAATAATTTTATTGGTTCTTGATAGTATGGTACTTGTTTTGGGTCTTGGTTAAGTGTTCTTACTTTATATTCAGCATCTGATATTGTTTTCTTATGACTTATTACCCAACGGTAAAAAGTTTTAATATTTAAAAAAGGTTCGAATTCACAAAACCGTACACCAATTTTGAAAGAATCTTGTATCTGATTGAATGTTAAGCGTTTAAATCTATTTTCTGTCATTAAGTCTTGTGCAAATATCTTAGAAAGAGCAGCCATAGTCTTACCATCTGTTCTGTGTCCTAACTCTACTGAAGTTACTGAAATAAGATCGAATACTTTTTCAGTTAATTCTTTTAGGTTTTCATTTTGTAGTGCTTTCATTAATCTTTACTTTTTAAATTATATAAAAAATTTATATTTGTTTTATCTCTTATTATTTCAGGTATATCTTTATTTTTAATTCTGTCTTTTATATAGCTTTTTACTTTATGTATTGCTGAAATTCTATGTCCTATTCTAATTAACATTCTACCATCATTACACTTACTTTCTTTTTCTTTTAATTCTAATTTCATTTCTTCTAATAAATCTATTACCCTATTTAAAAATTCTTTTTCTTCTTTCATAATAATTTTTTTCCTTTTAAGTATTCATTTATTTGACTATCTATTTTAGATGCTGGGTTTTTCTTTTCTCTTCTTTCCCAGTTTCTGACCGCAGCCTTCCAGTCTTTCATCTTATTGCGACCAATATACCAATTTTTAGAAGAATAAAAATCTATAAAAGCATCAGCACATATATTATTTTTTCTTTCATTACAATATTCCCTAATTTCATTAACAGTTGGTTTTTTAAAACGCCCCTTACTATATGTAATATTATTTTTATTATATGTAATATTATTTTTATCTCTTAAGATATTAGGTGTAGGGTACTCAACCAAACTTATGTACCTACACAATATTTCTTTACTACCCTCTTTGTATGTTACTTGCCTTTTTATATAGTTATTATCTTCTAAAGACTTTAGCCAAGTCTGTACAGATGTTTTACTAACCTCATAAAGATCAGCAAAATAACAGGTAGGTGCTTTACATTGACCATTCATACCAATTAGTGCCGATAGTTCTGCATATAACAACTTAGCGTTAGGTGTTAAATTTTTATCATATCTAACACTAGCTGGTATTATTGAATAGTAGTTAGGTTTTTGTTTCATAGATAATGGTACTTAAATTTATAATTTTTAAGTGCTAATTTAATATTTTCTATTTGATTTAAATGATCGAAGTATGTAGTATGTATATCAGTTGTTACATCACCTGAAGTAACCCTTATAGTACATTCTTTTTTATTTTCATTATTTTTAACACCATTTCTTAACAAAAATTCTTTTAAGTGCCAAGAATCATAAAATATATTTAAATGACTATCTATTTTTTTGTATGCCTTATATACAGTATCGAAGTATGGTCTATAAAGTGGGTCTTTACTGTACCTATCCTTATGGTACTTAGTATAGTGATAAAAAGAAGTTCTGTCCTGTTTTAGTACATCTGCCATAATTTCAAATGGTGTATTTTGTTCTGTTTTACCAATAACAGCTACAGCCATTCTGCCATACACCAAAGGCTGCTTCCTGCTGCTTGTTGCTAAAGAATCTTCAGGCAATTCTAGTGTTTTTTCTGCCAATACACATAAGTTTGAAAACTTATCTTTTTGACTGTCGTAAAAAATATTCCTCATAATTAAAATGGTAAGTCATTAGTACCTGTTGGGTTTTTTGCCAAATCGTGCATAACTTTAGCAGTATTACTTGTGTTATGTGTTTTTGTTTCTTCTGCAATTACCCAGTCTGTAAACTGCTGGGCTATTTTAAGTATATCATCTACACCACATTTTGAACTGTCGCAAAACTCTACGGCTGCTTTTAAGCTACTTTGTTTTACTATTGATAATTGCCTGTTCGGCTCTTTTGTATATGTGTTTGTTTTAAAAGACTTTTTATTACCATCCCAATTTGGGTTTTCTGACTTTGCCTTAGTAAATTCATGTTGTCCTATGTCGCCAGTAATTCTATAAGATAATTCGTTACCAATTTCTTGTCTTTGTTGTTTTCCTATATCTATTTTGTCGCCATTTTCCATAACTAATTTATGGTACAGTACAGCAAACTTACCGTAAGGATCACCAACTTTTACTACTTCTTTAATTTTACTAGTTTTAATTTCCATATTATTTATTATTTATTATTTAATTATTATTGTTTTATTACCGTTTTCTTTATATTCTTTATGTAATGATTGTAAGAATCTTTTGATCCTTTCGTTTTCTTTTTCACTTTTATAATGATAGTTTATTTCGCCATCTTCATAATATTTTGGCTCTACTCTTACTGTATATTTTTCATTTAGATTAAGCCCAGTAGCTTCTTCGTATTCATCAAACGCTTTTTGTACTTGCTCTAAAGTTCCAAAAACTTTTATTTGTGGTTCAATATATTCTGGCAAACCTTCTGTCATTCTAGTACGCCTATTATATTTGACATGATTTAATACAGTGCCATCTGTATAAAATGTATAGTTTTTACATATTAGTTCCATATTAAAAATTGTATTTAGTTACTTCTTCAAAGTACTGTTGTCTTATTTCTATATATAAATCTCTAACCTCTTGGTCAGGTGTTTTATCTAATAACCAAGTTCTTTTCTCTTTGTCTAATTGACTTAGCATAATAAATAAAATACTTGTTACTTTGTTTAAAAATAAAGGGTTGTTATCTATTACATCATGTATTGATGTCTTAGCTTCTGCAATATTAATTGCTGGTTTCATTCTAAATGTAGTTTTCATAATTGTATTTGTTTGTGTTTTCATACTGCAAATATACAAACATTTAATTATTCACACAATTATTTACAACTTTATTTACAAAGTTATTAACAATGACTATGTTGATAGTGATTTATATAGATAGAGATATTACCAATATCATAATAAGGAAGTATATTAAAATAAGCGGTAATTGGTGCTTAGGTTTCATTATAAGGGCATTAAAAGGTTAATAGGTAGTTTACCATTATTAAGCACTACGGCGCATCCTATGGCTTGTTTT